CCGCTTCCCGTGTAGCCATCCCAGGGAAGGACGCTATAAATAGGATTAAGGGTATAAATGTCTTCGCACACCCCAACCACAAGTTCATCTCTGGTTCTTTTAATAAATTCTGCTAAAGTAACACTTGCCATTTTAAAACCTCCTTATGTTTTTATAGACCACTTCCGAAATGAAAGCAGAACGCAAATATAGAATGAAACGAAAATGAAAATAAAAATTTGAACTGCAAGGCTGTTTGCATCTGCAAACTTTTGACGTTGCAAGACTCATTCTTTCGCCTGAAACAATGAGCCTTGCAAGAAAAGGCGGGAACTACATTCACTTATTATTATATCGATAAATATAACGAAAACAAGCAAATTTTTATTGCATTATAACCTATTGATTTTGCCTTGCTTTTAATCCGGCGGAAATCTTGTCAACCGTTGAACGGGTTTCACCTTGGAACTGTTTCCCGGTATCTCTATGCCCTGTTCCCTGTTGACCAGTGGGCGCAAGATAACTTTCTTTGTTTGGGTCATTGTTTATTATTGATTCAATGCATTCGTCAAAGTCGGCAGGCTTCCCAGGATTTGTTTTTGAGTAGATCATTGCACCATCTTTGAATTTGCCTATCATATTTCCGTTTTCATCAACGGTAAAATGACTTTTGAAATGGGAAATAGCAACTTCTCTTGTTTTGTTGAAAATGGTTTTTTCCAGTGCTTTAGAAGTCGCAAACCTGGAAGTAACTTTTTCATTAAAGATTTGCCCTTGCAATTCACCAATCTTTTTATCTTTCTCTGCATGAGCACTTTCAAAAGATTTCGTCAATTCCCCTTTCAACTTCTCCATATCCATTTTATGTTTATCCCCCAGGGAGGCGACAACGGTCAAAGCCTCTTGTGCTGCTTTCGGGTTTTTAATTATTTCTTCCGGCAAAGATTCAACAATGGCTTTATATTCGGCTTTCTTCTGCCTATGCTCTTTCGCTTCAGCCCTCAATTCCGCAATGGTTTTCTCAACCCCTGTAACATCCAATTCATAAGGCTCAGACCCATTTTCAACGTCAATCATAATTCCGCCTTTCGGTCCAACAATAATTTTTCCGTCTTTGTCTAATACATATTTCATTTTGCACTCTCCCATTCAACATTAGTTATTTTTTCAATTCCGTCTTCCATCTGGTAAGTAAAAATAGGGCGATAAGCTGGAACATTTTCCCCTATTTCTATAGGCTCGAATTGCTCACACAAGCAAATATATTGTATTTGGTCAAATTCCATAAGAGGGTAAGCGCCTATTACAATAATTGTCTCGAATATTTTGCTCAACTCATACCGCAATTTTCTATTTTTTAACGTTTCTCCTTTGTTGAAAATAACGGCAAATTTCCCCACTCTTTTTTCAAGGTCTTTATAATCATCGCTATACTCCTTAATTGCAGCAGCATCTTTAAGTGTTAGCCACTTTTGCATTTTAGCCCCTTTCATTGTTAATATTTTTTATCTTCTTCAGCTCCATTTGGTCCCACTATTTCATAAAAATCTATTTTTCCTCTTTTCCCTTCAACAGCAAGTTTTACTTGATCTTCAAGCAACCGCTTTTGCTCTTCGTTATCGATTTGAAAAAATGGCGGGAACTCTCCAAAAATCTTTTTGTATTCCATAAAATTATCGGTGTCAATCATTTCATTATCCCTTTGATAAATTCATCCATTACCGCTAACTGATTCGGCATTAACAATTCCATTATTTTTCTCGCTTCTTTGTGTTCAGACAAAAGAAAAAGGTTTGCAAATGGCTCAACAAATCTATTCTCTGGATATTTTTCCATATAATCTTTTGTATGCCCCCACCCGTAACGAGTTAAAGTGGTTCCACAAATTGAATCAGATATATAAGTTGGCAACCGTGAATCAATATCTGAATCAGGATAATAAAGCAGGAAAGAGTTTAATAATTCATCAACAATAAAGTTTTTTGCCCCTGTTTTGTCATAAGCAGAAAGAGCGCCATAGGCTTTTATTTTAAACCCGTTTATTCTCTCTATGGCTTTAGGATTTGCTTTTGCAAAAGTATCGATTGCAGAATCAACAAAATCTTTTAAAAATCTATTTGATTTTTTAACTTTCATTTTGCTGAACTCTTCAGCAATTTCCTGATTTGTTCCGCCTGTCTTTTCATAAAGAGAAAAAAATTCATCTTGTAAAAAGGTTACCTTCAATTCCTTCATTGCTTTAATATCGAAGTCTTTTTTTCTTTTCCCTTTCCTTAAAATCTTAAAAGCCTTCTCTTCATCTGCAAGAATTTCTTTAAAGTCTTCATTAAGGGCTTGTACATACTTATCTGAACAACTAGCCCATCTATTCGCAGGCAAACCGCTTTTATTCCCCCAACCTTCAGAAAGAAACTTGTTTGCATAGATGTTGTCTGTTCTATGCCCGAATTCGTGAATAAAAGTTGAACCGGCTTTAGGAGTTCCGGCCTTGTTCAAGTACATTAAGATTTGTTCTTTTCCAGGGACGGGCCAATAACAACAAGGACCGTTTCCAGCTTCACCAATTGCATAACTTGCATCTCTTTTTAACAGTTCAGCGTGGTATTTGGTGTATAACGAACGATCAAGACCTTTAACGAACTCTCCTGCAAGTGGAACTCCAAACGTTTCACCACCGTCAACCTCAACGCTTTTTACTAATGTTTCCGCTTTCGGTATGACAGACCTTTCTACTTTCGGATATCCAAGTTCCTTTAGGGTCTTTAATTCCCCTGTTTTCTTATCGACAATATCAGAGAAATCTATTTTCCCTTCCCTGATAAGTTTAGCCCTGGAAGGTCCGACCACATTCTCTAAATCCTTGCCGCCTCTTTTCGTGATAAACTCCCCATATGGCTTATTGGTCCATTCCTCATTAAGGATATTACCGGCCCCCCTGCCAACATCGATATTTGATTCTTCCCGGTTCAAAAACTTTTGGTAATCATCTGCCATTTCGTCCATTGTCAAATGATTACCGTCTTTGTCTCGCATATCGTGTTTTTTAAAAAGGTCATTCCATGAAACAGTTACCGGAACCCACATACAACGGCAACGAGCATGTAAAGGACAATTCGGCTTTTCTTCATTATGCTCGTACTCTGTACCATCCAAGGCCGCACATCTAGGACAAGTTCCCCTACCAGATGAAGAAAAGCCGGTTTCCATTATTGCCGACCACTTAACCTTTTCCACAATATCGCTATTTGCCTTAAATAACCTTTCCTGCTCATCAACAATTATCGATTGGTTATATGTTCGAGCAAGGGTAATAAGTTCTTTCCTGGTATGTTCAGGATAAGTGTCTCGCAATCTTGAATACAGCTTTTTATATCCTTCTCCTGCAACGTCACTTGAAAGAATCTGTCTTTGCAATTCCAAGGTATCATCAAAGACCTTTTCCACCCACTCGTTTAATAGTTTTCCACCAATGGGGACGTTTTCAATTGCATTAAGGGTTTTCTTGACTCGATTAGCCGGAACATTGAAGGATTTGTCTTTTCCATCCCATGAAAGAATGTTCACCATCCCTTTAGACATTTCCTTTCCAGTTGTCGCAACCGTTTCAATAAGAGAATCATTTATTGCCGCTTTAAATGTTGTATGAGCATCCTCTATGCTCTTTAAAATGCCTTTTAGTTGTTTCTTTGTTTCAATCGACCTTGTTTTCTTTAATCGCTTTTCAATATTCTCAATTGATCGATTATAAACAATGAGCATTTCGTTTATCGATTCTCTTTCGTATTGTTCAATCGTTCCCCTTAAATCAAGCAAGCGTCTGTATTGAATAAGGTTAGACTTGTCCATTTTTATTTACCGAAAGTAGAGAATGAAGTCGCTTCAGTGTTTTGCTTTTCATTTTCCATTTCTGCAAGAATATCTATCCAGTCCAATTCTTCAGACAAAAGCCCTTTCTTTTTAATTTCGTTAAATGCCGATTGAGCAGAAAGAATACCCTTTTCAACCATGCCGATATAAAGGGTTATGGTTTCTGCATCGATAATTCCAGCCGTGAAATCTTTGTTCAGGGATATCATCGAATAATCAAACTGTTCTTTGACCCCTTCATAATCACAAACCATTTCCATTGCTCTTCTAATACACATTTCTTCAATTCCAACCCAACAACCAAGGGAGGAATTGCTTTCAGCCGATGTAATAGCCTTTTCTGTTGCTGTTTGATTCCCTGAACGTGGAATAAGCTGTTGCAGACCATACAAAGCAGCCTTTGCCTCAATTTCGGTAAGGTCTTTTTGTCCAACCTCAATTGATTTGCCGTTTATTTCAACCCATTTAATTTCGGCTTGTGGTCCATCTGAACAAATGGCGGAATGAACACTTGATTCAACCGTTGAAAGGTCCACTTGCTTACAAAACAACATAGGTACTCTTGCCACATGCAAAATGTTGGTTTGATCACTTTTCGATTGCCAATGATCAAGATTTAATTCCGCTAAATCAATTAATGGTGTTTCGCCTGTCAATATGCTCAATTGTTCCCCAGGAATAAAGGCAACAATGGGAATATATGAAAGGTTTGTTGTACCTGCTTCATAAATTGACCATGTTTTCTTTTTTGAATCTTGCCGGTAAATTTCCCATAATCCAGGCTCGATAACTCTTATTTGTTCTATTACTTCAACGCCGAATTTGCCGACTTTCTCTTGCACTGTTTCCTTTATTCTCACTTGTAAGAGAATGCCATTTTCATCCACAAAGGCAAAAATATCATTTCCGCTTATCATTCTTAAATATGGCCTTATGCCGTCTTCAGTTTCTTCCGCTTTGCTGGTATAACTTTTATCTTTATTGTTGGTATCAACGTAAATACTACAAACCCCTTCACCTAAACCCTTTTCAAAGTGTCTTTTACAAAAAGTGTCAATGGTATTGCCGTTTAAATCAACGTCATTCCTTATCATGTTTATTACTCCAGGTGCATCGTCACTTATAACGATATCTTTTGAGAAGACTTGACCACCCAGGAAAGAAATGGTTTTTTTAAAGAAGTTGACAAGAGTTGAACGAGAAACACGGTTTTTGTAATTCGCTTCTTTTTCAAGGCTATCTTTTGGAAGGTACTTTTTACCAGCCGCTTTCATTGCCCTGGTTCCTCCCAACAAAGTTATTGGCAAATCTGAAATAGCTTTCCAATACTCATAACTTGAATGGGTAGCATCTACAGAATCACGACTTGCAAGATTGCTTTTATTAGTTGCCATTGTCTTTTCTCCTTAGATTGGTATTTGTGTTGAGTAACTACGGGGTTTTGCTATTCCATAAACACGGTTTATAAAATAACCGAGTGTATCGGGCAAATGGTCAAGGTCTTTTCTCTTTTCCGGCATTCCGCTTTTGTCATAAACCTGTTGTTCTAAGCATTTGGATAGTTCAGGGCATTTCTTAGGATTTATTAAAAGCCTTCTTTCTCCTTTTGCATTTTCAAACATTGCATTAACGGATAAAACCCGGTCACGGACAAAAGGGTTAGACTCGTTCACTGAAACGACAAACCCAGCGTCACGTAAAAGGGCGATATCTGTTATGCTTGCATCAACGGTTTTTCTTGAGTCACCGCTTGCGTCAGGATAAATTATGATTGAGTGTTTTTTCTTATTATATCTTTCGCGTAAAACCTTTATCATTTTTGGGGTATCGTGAACTGAATGAATTTCGTCTACTATTCTTGGAAGTGGTTTTAATCTGGTTTTTATTTCATCCATTCCATAGTCATTCATTCTTATATATTGTTCTTCAACATAATCGTGAACTGCGACCGTTGCAGACATTTTGCCGACGTTAAAATCCATTCCTATATGTAATTCATCATTCTCTTTTATTGTCCTGTTTGTATAGTTCTTTTCCCGGTCGTAATTTGGGTAAACAGAGCCTTCCGTAAGATTGACGAACTTTCCGAGAATATAGGCTTTGACATATTGGGGAGGGTAGTTTGCAACGAGTTCGTTTATATAATCATCAGGCAAATTATGAGCATTCGATAATGTGCTCATTCTTATAAGAACAGAGTTTTTTATCGGGTTTTCTTCAAAGAGTTCATAAAATGCTTTGAAACCTTCAGGCGTGGAAACTGCAAACATCTGGTTTGGATGTCTTGTCTTTCCAAATCGATCTATATCAGCTTGTCTTTTGAATTTTGGATATTTGAACCGGCAACGAGCTTTCATTTTACGCCATGCTTCAAGGGCGTAATCTGTTCGTAAAATGTCAAATTCATCAAGTATTGCGCTTCCCGTTTCCCACCCAACGAGCTTTGAAGGGTCCGACAACGATCTACAAATCATTGTTCCTAAGCCTGGAAACGTGACAATATTGGTGCTTTTGTTGATTTCATAATCGATATCTTGCTTAATACAGAAAGCCTCTATTGCCGGATACCAAATTGAACGAATCAAATCATAAGTAGGGGCACCATAAGCAACAGGCACCCCAGGGAACTCGAACAAAAGCCCCATAGCCTTTAATAATGCCGTTGTTGTTTTGCCTGAACCATACCCAGCACAAACACCAACAGAAGGCAAAGGAGAATAAAAGGCTTTTGATTGGGGTTTAGATAAACGCATTCCGGTTGTGCAATCCTTTCTTGCCCTTCTGATTCAAGGCAATTATATAAGCGTTTCGCCGATTTGTTTCTTCTTCCACTTCGTCAATATCACGATCTTTCATTTTGCTTTCTGCAGCATTCCATAAACAAGATTTCCTATCAGGGCGAACCTGTGATAATTCTGTTTTATGGGTTTTGATAATCTTTCCGTTTTTCCAAACATCTGTCAAGCTAATTCCATTTTCAACCCTAATGCATGTTCTAATGATTGGGCATTCGTGATTTTTTACTTCAAGTTCTTCTTTCATTTATCCCTCGATTGTTGGTTGATTTTTTGTTCTCGCGTTCCAATGTTTGCAGATATAATTTACATCGACTTCACATTGAAACCATGATTTTTTATTTGCATCCGCTTCAGTAAATCCTATGCTCAAATAACGGTTAAACAGAACAAGAAATAATGTTGGTCCTTCAATCTGGCAAACCGTTTTATTATCCTTTTGAGCGCAATGACCACAATTGCCGCAATGTTGAATAACTCTTTCCTCTTTTGTTTTCTTATTATCCTTCTTTGTCGCTTTCTGGTTTTCAAGTTCCCTCAATCTTCGCTTTTCTTCTTTCTTCTTTCCCATTTTGCCCTCAATATATGCTTATATCTGGTTCCAGGCTGTTGATTGCCCTTAATGCGCTTTCTGATATTGTCAGAGTTGCATAATGGTTGTTTCCAATGCCTATAAGTAATTCATAATGCTTTTCAATGTAATGGCGTTCTAAAGGCGCACTTGAGAGAATGATATTAGCAGGAATAAAAATATTTCTCTTTAGCGTCAATTGTGCTTTTGAATATCCATAACTTTCAATTACGATTTCTTCGTTATCTTTCTTCATTACTTCACCTTAAAAAGTAAAAGTTATTAACGTTGCTCCAATTCCGCCGCCTAATGTCCATTGAAACCAGTCAGTATCATCAAAAATTTCGTCTATTGCCGCCTCCTTTATAACACCAGCTAAAGACCCGGCAATAAAACCAAGTGACCATTTTAAATAAGGGTCCATACCATCCGGCAAATAATAGACAACTAAGCCACCGACTAAAGCCCCACCAGAAATATGAGAAACTATATCCATCGTTGAATTATCGTCTAAGCAAAAAGCGTTTGTCGCAAATAAAAGAACAATCATCATTGAAATAAATATTTTTCTCATTGGTTTTCCTCCAGGTCGATGAAAGGGCATCTTTCGCCATTATACCATTTATGATTATTTGGATTTGTAACAACAATCCTTCTTTCTCCATCGTTTATTTTGCAATAATAAATAGAGATTTTGTGGTTACGGTCAAAAACCCGTTTCCAACCATTTCGCATTATAAAATTATGAGTGAATAGCCAATTCTTAAAATCCTCCCATTCATTAAAAACTCTTGTAATGCAATACGAACATTTATTGCATTCTCTCCCCCAAACAAAACACTTTTCTTTTACTGGTAAAATATCATTCATTTTAATTTGTTTCTCCTATCGGTAATAAGCCCTTCAAGCAAAAGATGATAATTAATTTCATCAGTAATCTTTTCACTTACCAATTCTTCCGATGGTGCATAACTATGGTCTTTCTCCATTAGCTCGATAATATCAACAATTGAAACGTCATGTTTTAATTTCATACCATCAAGGGCTTTTATTGGGGTAATATTCCGCATTCTCCCAGCAACAACGAAATTATGAAAGCGGTCTTTTTCAGAGGAATATTCTTTATCCTTATTGCAAAGAACCTTTCTACAAGCATTAAAGCGGTCAATTACTAATTTGTCAAAGTCACTTGGTTTCATTTTTCTTTCTCCTTTGTTCTGTCTAATAGTTTTTTAATTTCAACGTCAATATTGCTTTCGTCTTCCGGTCCTAAATCTAAAACCAGCTTAAATCTTTTTCTTGTCTTCTCCCCAGCATTTCGCTTTCTTGCGCTTTCTGACCATCCAAGGGCATTTTCATAGGCTAATTTCGTTAAAGCTGAATTAGTGTTTTTATTTAGCATGTCAGCATTGAGCGAATCTTGCCAAAATGCTTTATAATATATTAAACCGTCTTCTATTGCATACTGCAACTTTTTATTTTTAGATACGTATTTGTCCCATTGTCTTTTGCTAAAACTAAAGTCAGTTAAGAACCTTTCTAATGTTGAGCCGTTTTTTAAATAATTTTTAACATGGACACAAACGGCAAACAAACATTCTTTATTTAATTTTAAAGCCATTTTCAATCCTCCAGGAAAAGCGGTTTTTAATTTCTAATTGTGCCTTCTTTGCCTAACAGCACTTTTATAACTTTTTATTTTCAAACAGCCACAATTAATTTTCTAACCGTGTTCCGCTGCACAATCTGAGCGCTCTGAGCGTATATATATAAAAAGGTCCAAATAGCTAAGTATATAATATATATATATAAAATAAAATAATATATAATACGTCAACATGTATATATATGTTAATGGAGTCGCTCAGATCGCTCAGAAAATTACAACCCATAATTAGAACCAGCAATTAAAACACAGTATTTATAAATAACCACATTTTTTAAATCAGTGAATAAGTTAAATTGTTCAATTCTAAAATGCCCTCTTCAACTAAACAGTTTACCCAGCTTTCAACATGCAATCTTCTGTTGGTTGAATACTTATATTTTATATCGGACATTGACCATTTATTTATTCCTCTTTCATTTTTAATCTTCTCCAACTTCTCCAGTAAAATTTTAGCCCCTTCCATGATACTATTCTTTTCCAACAGATTTAAAACATTCAATGATTGTTGCATTAAAATCAAAACAATGTCTTTTGCCAAATTATAATCTTTCTCGTTTATCGTAAAGGTACTAATTCCAAATTCATTTTTACATCTATTCAAAATCCCAGGGTCATTCATAACCACCAAGACAACAGCCATTTTTACAGAAAGGGAAACTATCTTATTAGATACGTCTTTATAATTACCCCATTCATTATCTAGCTTATCGGCATAGAAGTTTGAGAACTCGATTCTTGCTAATCTTGCCTTTTTAGACAAACGGCAAATAACTTGACCATCAAATTTTAATACTTCTGTTATTGCCTGGTTGTAATCATCCATCAATTTAAAGTTTAAATCCTCTTCTCCTGCATCTTCCCTAAATTGATTTGAAACGTTTTCTTCTAAAACCTTTATGAATAAACGAGCCAACAAGCCGCTTTCCCTCATACTGGTTCTTGTGACTAATTCCCTTAATAAATCAAGTTGAACTTTGAGACTCATATTGATACAAGGGGAATGCAAGAGAATCTCCACATCATCCCCTATTCTTGACCGCCGGTATGTGTCACCGGTTAAACCGCAAATATAAATATTCTCGGAAGTATTATCATATCTTCCAGTAATGTTCTTTATTGTGTTTCTTGCGTCGTCAGACTGGATGAACATCGTTTCATTATTTTTTGCTAAAGAGTCAGAAAGCCTTTCTTCTGTTGCATCTGATTCTATCAGCTTTGGGCGATTTATTTGCAGGGAGGCTATTTTTTTATTTAGGCTTGTCATAAAGCTAATCTTTTCTTCCATGCCTAGGTCTTTACTATTTTCCGTTCTTGTGAGTTCACCCTTGTAAATTTTTTCTTCTGCTTTGATTCCTGCTAAACGCCCTTCCCAATCTTTTATAAGTTGTTTTTCGTATTCTTTGAACGGGTAGATAAGCGGTCTATCAATTGCGCTTTTTCTTCCACCGCTAGGCATACCAATAATAGCCCCCATGGAACAATTATGAGTTAGCCCTTCCCTTTCTATGATCTTTACTTTTTTATTGATTGCGGCACTGAATACCATAAGCATGGTAGTTATTACAGGGTCAATGGAAACCCGGTTAAACCTTGCAACCTCAATTGCCGCTGAACGCATATTTTTTGGAATATGTTGTTCTGTCAAAAACACGTTATTGTAATTTGCTTGTTCCAGCTTTTGCACAAATAACTTTTTCTTCTTTTTCTTTTTTACCTCTACAGGGTAACGACTTTCCACTTCTCTTAATGTTGGTAGTCCAACATTTTCGTTTCCGATCTTGCAACGGTTCCACTTTTTTACACATGCTTCATAATCATAGTCTTTATATTTATATTCGGCAGTGCTCCACTTGCCGGCAGACCATTTGGCAAAGAGAGAAAGCCCTTTTTCAGAACCTAGAGTTTTATAATGGATTGCTTTGCAGACAAGAAACCAGTCTGGTTCGGGGAGGTCCGGGCGAATGTTGACAATAATTGATTTCAGGTCTTTGAACTTAATATCTGATTCCTGATTGCCGGTTGTTGATTGCTCAATTAATTTTGGCCTATTGAAAAGTTTGTTTGCTGCAGATGATGCATTATTTAATTTCCCTCTGCCGTTTCCTGTAAAGGTGAAGTAACGACTACCAGCATAAATCATTTTCCGGTCAACACCGTTCAGCAATTGAGCGCCGGAAGAAATGGCATGAATGCCTTTTCCGCTTGGGGAAATTTCCCAGTAAGTATCTAACTCTTTAAGTTTCTTTTTTACCGCTTTATCAACTTTTCCGTCAACTATACAATCATCAAAATCGACTCCAAAAATATCGCAGTCAGGGGAGAAGTAAAAACCGATTCCAGAAATAGAATCATTCTTTGAAAATGCTTTGAAGGCTTGCTCGAACGTCAAGCCGAATTGCTTTGCATCAATAAAATTGCCATTCTTATTTATGGGGACTTTTGTCCATTGTTCTTTAAAAACCCATTGCCATAAACCCCAAAATTGCAGCAATTTTAAATCATTAGGTATGTTTTCTTCAAATATTTTTTCCTTGGATGGTATAACGCTTTCATTCGTTTTATCAATTGATTCCATTTTCGCCCCTGAAAATTAGAAGATAAGCCCATGATAACAATTAAATAAATAACTGTAATCAGGAGAGAAGGCGGTTAGCTAGACCGCTTTTTTATTCTCTCCTTTTGGGCGATTAGAAAAAGAAAGGATATCAACGGTAATTTATTTTCGCAAGAAAAAAGAAAAATAGAAGGGAAAAGAATAATTTAAAAAAATACACAAAGTAAAAACTTTGCTTTACAGCAAAGTAAAAACTTTGTACAAGTAGTCATCAGAGTTTGAAAACGACAACCAAAGGAGAAGAAAAACATGATGTCAATTTTAAATAGCGAACAAGAGGAAAAATACCAGGAAGAACAAAATGCATGGGCGCTCGGCGACTACGATAACGGTGAAAACGGGTGTCCACATTGCGGGCGGTTTCGTTTATGTATTTGTCAAAATGGCAAACACCGTTGCGAAAAGTGCAACTGGTCGCCAGAACTTAACAGTTATGCACCAATAGACTACTGAGACATAACAGAATATTAAATAGTGGAATTTACACCCTCAAAAGAATGTAAATAAAAGGGGCTAGAAATAGCCCCAATTTTAAGGAGAAAATAAAATGGCAGCTTTTGAAATGATAAGAAAACATTTGATGGAATGCCACATTGTTTTGCAAACCTCAAAACAACCACTTGATGAAATAAGCGCATTCTCTTACAATATTTTCAATGCGATTATTGAAGATACCGCAAACCTTTTAGCTGATAATGTAGAATTTAGGGATATTTTACTTGAAAAATTACGAAAAGGATTATGAACATGTCAAGATTTTCACAAATACAATCAAGGGCGAAAAGAGAAAATGAAGCAATCGAAACACTAAAAGGAGGAATAAAAGTTATTTGCAAAATTACCATAAAAGGAGCTATAAAATTTTACATCATTAAACCGAATGTCAACGGAAGGGAACAACTACCAAAAGAAAAGGCTAAATTCATTTTAAACAATGAGGCTGAACAATGAAAAAGGTATGCTCTAATTGTGAAAGTTTATTAGTTGAGGAAAGAAAAGATACCGGCGTTTTTTCTTTCTATTGTGCCCTGGATGATCTTGTTATAGTCAACCCGGATAATTTCACCTGTTCAGCGTTTAAAGAAGTACAGGAGAATAAAAAATGAAAGGTTATATTTTTGTAATTATCATCTTGTTATTTTACATAGTGGTTGAAAATATTGAAGACAGAGATAAAAATTTTTCCTGCATAGAGGAAATAAAAAAAGATAGGCCATATAAAAGGGTTTACGATTATGAACGACGACAAAGAACAGAAACAGAGAGTTGTTGCTATTTGCAGGAATTACATCAAACAGTTTGTTATTCCGCAAAACCAAACGAATTACCTTAAATTAAGGCGTGACTATGTTTATGCAATGCGAGAACAAGGCATAAAACAAGGAACAATCGATTACGCCTGGAAACAATATTTTGATAAAGGAGGAAAATTAAAATGAAAAAAATAAATGACCATTGGGTGGATGAAAATAATAATTCTTGGGGGCTTCAATATTCAAAAGAAGAAGCATTAAAAAAATCAAAATCTTTAATAAATTGTTCTGATTGTTCTGGTTGTTCTGATTGTTCTGGTTGTTCTCGTTGTTTTGATTTCAACTCAAACCCATTCAGATTTTTTATTCAAAATATTGGGAGCAGACAGGCAGAAACAAAAATTTATTGGGATTGTTTTGGTAACACTCAAATAATTTGTGGTTGTTTTAAAGGCAATATTTTTGAATTTATGAAAAAAGTGTTAAAAACTCACAAAGAAAATGAACATTATATAAGATATAATACTCTAATCGATTCTGTTTTTAACCTTATGGAGATTTGAAAATGAAAAAAGTATCCATTATTTTTATAACACTGACAATTCTAACCATGATTCTTCTTACGTTCGCAAATGCAGAAGCAAGAGAAAGAAGAATGAAACCTTTAACGCAAGCCGAAATAACGAGACAATATCATTATGATATTGTAAAGCTGCATAACCCGAGCGCAAGATTGCCGGAAAGTTGGAACAAAAGAGGCGAAAGAGAAAGACTAAAAAATTACTATCGTCACAACCACAAAAGGAGAAACAGATAGATGCTATTAACAACCACAAAACAGAACTCTAAATTTATAAACTGCCTCATTTATGGCAAATCAGGAGTAGGAAAGACAACATTAGCGGCAACAGCCCCAAACCCACTGATTATAGATACAGAAGGAGGTACATTATCTCTTGCCGATCAAGAAATTGACATGGTAAGCGTTAGAAACATGGAAGAATTAGAAGACGTTTTAAAAAAATTAAAAGGAAAAAGGGGCGATAAATACGAAACAATTATAATTGATTCAGGGTCCGAACTTTCAGAGATTGTTTTATTAGACCTGAAAGAAACCCATAAGGACAAAAGACTGGCTTACATGGAATTAGGCGAATCAGCTATGAAAGTCTTTAGAAAGTTTAAAGATTTGCCGAAACACCTTATTGTAATAGC